TCACAATTTTTTCCCCCCCAATATCTTTTTAAAGTTAGGATGCCATCCTATATCCCGCTTATCAGACAATGCATGCATACATCCCATATAAAAACTATCTGGCACCTCATAGTTATCCATTTCAACTTTTCCGTCTGCACAACAACTATATAGACGATATCCCTTTTCTTCATCTGTTCTCTGCACATTTTCGCTCTTTACAATACGCCTTTTATTGTTCCAATTTCGTTTAAGTTTAATGTCATAATCCTTAAATTGTTTTGAACTAACCATTCCTGTTTTCCCCCATTGCATTCTATCTGTCGCAGCACATAAAAAGTCGTTAGCCGCTTCTAACTTATCATAAAACTCCGCATCTATTAGCTCCAATTGTGCAATATAGTATTGACCTTTCTTAAGTTCACCCTCTATTTCTTCTGTACTTGGGGTACAAAATAAACTTGGCAAGGCATATTTTTGATTACATTCTCTAAATAATTGTCTATATTCTTTCTGAAATCTCTCCCATGCTACTACTATCGGTCTATGATTTTCGACACACTCTGAAACAACATCATTCGCCCATCCCAACAATCCTTTGTACAACACCTCAAACAAATCATCTTGTCCAATATACCCTCTTAACTTTTCTCTTATGGTTGCAGAATATTTTTGCTTACATACCTCTATATGGAAATTTTTAATTATTTTTATCGCACTTTCTCTATTATCATCATTAAAAAAAGCTCTCACATATGTGCCATACGCATCATTAATATTTTTTTCCTCATTATTCTCATCATAAAACTTGCTTCGCGCAAACTCCCACGCTTCTTCTGCCTCCTCAGTACTCATTGCTTTACTAAAACTCGAAACGATCTCTCCTGATTTATTAACAGTAATAAACAGCCTAAACTTTGTATTCTCAACCTCTACTTCACACGCCTTTACAGACATCAACCAATTATACAACGTTTTCCACAAATCTACTGCCTTATCGGACACTGGGTTTCTTTCAGATGTCGCACTTTTTATCTGTATCGCATCAACCGTACCATTTTCTCTTACAACACCATTATCATCTAGAACTTCTATACTTACACTGTCACCATGGTGGCAATCTACAAGTTCATACAGCATGTGATGTATTTGTATCATATATGCATATACCTTATCTGGCACATGAGTATTTTCAATTTTAAATTCTGAATCCATCTCAATCACCCATTTCTTAAAACTTAAAGTACCTTAATATATATATCATATTTTTCCACAATTTTCTACATTTTTAGTGTGTCTTATTTTTATTTCTTTACCCAAAATATATACTGCCTCAGATATCAACTACTTTTTATATTTACAAAATTTCATCCAAATTTACAATTTTTAGGAAAAAATATGACACGAAATATGGCATAGAAAAAGCCTTGAACTTCCGTTCAAGGCTTCTTCCAAGCAGGGGATGAGAGAATCGAACTCGTGAACCGCATTTTATCAAATTCCGCTTATCTTGTGGAGTGCCGATAAAATGCGGTTTTTACTGGTTCTGATTGCTGCGCATTTCGCACGTTTTTTGCATTATCCGCATAAATTTTACAGCACTATGCAACACGAAATGCAACACGAAATGTCTATTCTTTTACTCTGCATCATTTATATATTTTTACAGATCTTACTCCTATGTATCAGCGTTTGCGATTGCCCACCCGACTATTCCAATGACCGCAATTGCCATTACCAATGCCGACACATACTTTACATATAAATTATTGAGCACAATCATTATTATCGTCATAACTAAATTTATCATCATAACCACATTGGGGGCTACCCTCGATGTTACAATTCCTATAAAACATAATATTAAACAGATTATCATGACAACACATATTGCATGTATAACCAATCCCAATATCAACGCCCCGAAATAATCTTGAGGATAATTAAATAGGAAAACCAATGCTTCCTGCATACCAGCTGGTTTTTCCAATCCCTGAATGTGATGTTGATATGAAACAAGTAGCACAGAATATATAATTGCAACGATCATACTTATCCAAAGTTTTGTACAACTATACGCTTTTTCGATTAAATCCATAATGTTTTCTCCTTTCATACAAAAAGGAGCATACAACTGGCAAATATGCTCTGTTTTTTATACAAGCGTCTCTACCGCTTAGTTTTTTTATCAACCCAAATTTTGAAAGCTCGCTTGCCATAGTCCCTAGCATAAATGCGTGCACCGTCTTTGGTTGTAATCCATGCTCTAAAAATATACATGAAACAGTTCCTCCTTTCGCATCTTCTGCTTGCGAAAGCCTAACGACAGTGCTATAATTAGCTTGCGAAGAAAATTATAACCAGTTGAACTGTCGTAAGACTTTTCAACAAACAGCCAAGCATCTCGTGTGCTTGGTTTTGTTTATGTAAAGGTATGACCTAAACATCACTTAGATAATTGACACAGTGCCGCTTTTTCTGACACCTTGCATAAATTCATTACCTCTTTTACATTATGTCCCTTTATTACTTCTTTCAGCATTAAAACTTCTCCTCCAAAAGCATCTGCCTGCCATTCCGGGTCTCGAAAAACAACTATTCCTGTATTATCACCAACTCTGGCATAACTAATATTTTGTTTTTCGTGAAATAAAAGATGACCCAACTCATGTGCTAATGTAAGTCTATCCCTTCCACTACCAGCTATAGCTCTATCATATACGTCTTGTCTAATTTGAATTTCATTTCTATCGGGATATGTTATACCATGACATTCTCCCATTTCGTCCTGTGGTAAAACACGAAAATTAAAATTCGAGTCTATACTTGGTAATTTGATTTCCAAAAACCTAACAATATCAAAAAACATATCATTCTCCGAGCCATCAATTTTTCTTATCAGCTCTGCTGTTTTTCTAATATCTTTTCGTGATAATGGTTCCGCAATACACCGTGCCATAAAACCCTCCTAGTCATTTTTTCATGTCCAAAATTTTCTGAATTTCTTTAATTTGATTGTTATCTAGATCTTTAAACTTCCTCGCAAATGAAAGAGCCAAATTTGTTTCTCGACTATTTGTGCCATCAAATGTAAGATTAATATCACATCTATCCTCATAAGCTAATTTTTGCAATGTAGTTGCTTTTTCATCTGATAAATTATATTTTGTGACAATGGTATTAACCCATGCATCAGGCACCTTTCTATTACCATTTTCTACAGCCGATAAATATGCCGCTGTTACGTTCAGTTTATCGGCCATATCCTTAAGAATCTCGTCATTCTCGATTCTTATTTTTCTTAGCTCCTTACCAAACTTTGTAAGCATATTCTTTCCCTCCATATGTGTCATATTCAATTGTTTCACTATATTTATATCACATATTGTTTTTTCTGTCAACAACTTGTTTAATTGTTTTCCTCATTGTTTTTTATTTTTATAGGCATTGGCATTCATATATTATATAAAAAATGGCGAGATTTCTCTCGCCAAACATGCTTTACAATGATCTTAATCCAACGTTCCAACTCACTTTTCCGACAATTCCATCCGCCGTCAGTCCATGATTCTTCTGCCAGGTCTTTGTTGCGTTCTCTGTTCCGCTGCCAAAATTGCCGTCTGGCGTCGTACCGATGATGATCTGCCATACCTTGACCGTGTTTCCTTTACTGCCTTTTTTAATTGTCTTCATGTTATAGTCCTCACTTTCCTTTACTGCAATTGTACCAGTGCAATTCTCTACTTTTTTATTATAAAGTGCTGCTTCAGCTTTTCTTCTTCTCTGTAATCCCGGCAATGTTTTACCTGCGGCTTTACAATACTGCCGCATTGCTGATGGAATCTGATTAATGTTTCTTCCAACACACAGCTTTTTCACATTGCCCTGTCCCAAGTTGAAAGCAAAGCTGACCAGTGCATCAAACTGGTTCTGGTTAAGTTTGTCCGTAAATTGGACATAAGACGGATTATTAATGTACTTTTCAAACTTTGCTATGTCCTGCTTTAAAAATGCATCTGCCTGTGCCTGTGTGATTTTCATCCCTTTATATACTCCGGCAGTGTGACCGTACCCGATCGTCCACACACCTGCAGAACACTGATAAGCTGTAAGCCGGCAGCCTTCAAACTGTTTGATAAGGGCAAGACCAGCCTGTCCGATTTTTCTATTTGCCATGATTATTCCTCACTTTCTTTAATCTCTGTTTTGCTGTCTAACAATTTCTGTGTAATATCCAGTCCTGCAATTAAAAACTGCGGCACATTCACATTCATCTCTACCAGATTTTCCAAGATGCTGCGGACCTCATTAATCAAATATGTAGCAAGGGTAAACCATCCAAACAGCAGCACAAAGTCAAGCTGCACGCCTATGACCTCGCCCATTGCCACAAAGCAATTTGATATGAAAAAGGCAAGTCCAATTACAACCCAATACCATACCTTTTTAAAGATGCCCTTTGCTCCGATGGCACTTGACTCATTCTTTTTATAGAATCTTGCCTTGCAGTACCCGGTTGCATAGTCGATCACATTCAGGATCAGGAATCCGGCAAATAAAAACCAGTACTCGCCGAATAGTGCCACCCCGATTGTTGCAATCAGTCCATAGATCATGTTGATTTTGTCAAATTTCATAAAATTTTCCTCTCTTTCTGCCCGTAGGCTTTATGCAAAAGAGCCGGCTACACAACACATGGTCATGTAATCGGCTCTCAGGTGCTTTAGATTATTCAGTTGTCTTTACTGCATCCAGCTTATCGCTGATCTCCTTAAGCACAGCATCTAACTTTCTCCAATTTTCATTTTCCAGTTCCATATCGTAGAATTCATTTTCTTCCGGGATATTAAATCCATAGTTTTCTGTCTGACTCATCAGGCATCCTCCTCTTCTGTGTATACTTTGCCTGTGATCTGCTCATATTCCTCCGGCGTGATCCATTTACCTACAGCATGATATACACGGTTCTCATTCCACAGTCCTTTGTCATAGTAATTTTTTACTTTTTCATAATTCTTACTCATCTAAACTTACCTCCATCTGCATAGCCATATAGTCAATATCTGCCCTCTGTTTTTCGATACTGTCCGCGTTCTCGGCTGTTTTTTCTGCATTCTCGGCTAAACTCTCAGATACAGCAGTGATCCTCTGCTCGATGTCATTAACTTCTTTTTCCAGGACAACGATTTTCACATCTTCCCTCAGAATAACCTGTTCTAAGACTACATACCCCGGAATCACTGATGTCAACATGTCCTCATCAGTATAAACCTTTAACACTGTAAGTTCTTCTTTATCTGAAAAAGCTTCCTGCAGTTCTTCGCAGGTTTTGTTATCTGCAAATTCAATATTCAGTTTTCCATCCACATGATTAATATTGTTGATGGTCAGAATGTTTTTTGTGGTTTTTAATTTCATAAAAATTCCTTCTTTCTTATTATTTTTCGTAAAACAGCGGTTTAACCAATAAATATTTCCTAAAAGTATTAGCAAAAGACTGGTCTGGATTTGTCGGTACATTGTTTCCACAATTTAATGTGCAAAATGATAATGTTGTCGATATTTATGCTGATAAAACTGACGGTACATATCCTGCTGTACGTGTTGCCCGTGCTAGTGCAGATTATGATGGTAATAACATTCCAGACACATATTTAAAGAAATCCGACGCCAAAACCATGTTCAATACCGGATACCGTCAGGTAAGCAGTAACGAATTTAATAAATACTTCTCCAATACATGGAGTTATGCAGGTGCGGACGGATTATCTATTGATTCCGGAACGTGGCTGGTAAATTATTACTGTTGGGTTTCTGAAAGTTCTACTGTGGATGTTGTATCATTAAAAAGTACCGTCGATCAGGCGATTGGAATCACCGCCCCAAACAGCGGAAACGGTGGCACGTGGCTGACCATGCATGAAATAATATCTGGTAAGGCAATTACCAATTTAAAATTTTTAATAAAAGTACCAAAAGCTGTGACATTTGGACAGATCAGTACAAAGATAACTGCTATAAAACTGTGTTAAATATTAAATATATAAAACGCAGACCTTAATCCTTATTGTCTGATAAGCTTGTGAAAAAACGTAAAATGAATATGGGACGTTATAATAAGTTGCTGAACCGACTATAAC